AATTGAGAGTTTAGAAGGAGAAGTTAAACTAGGTGCTCAAATAGTTAAAAAAGCGTTAGAAGAGCCATTAAGACAAATAGCTATAAATGCTGGTCTTGAAGGTGCTGTAATTGTGCAAAATGTTGTTAATTCTGAAGCAGAAACTGGATTTGACGCATTGAATGAAAAATATGTAAATATGATAGAAGCTGGTATAGTTGACCCAACTAAAGTTAGTAGAAGTGCTTTACAAAATGCTGCATCAATAGCAAGTACTTTCTTAACTACTGAAGCTGCTGTTGCTGACCTTCCTGAAAAAGAAGATGTAGGAATGCCAGGAATGGGTGGCGGAATGCCTGGTATGATGTAATTTAAAAAATTTAAAATATAAATTTTAATATAAAGAACTATTTCGACTTAGATTTTAAACTCTAAGTTGAAATAGTTCTTTTGTATATATCTAATTTTTGTATATCTATAAATTCAATACACATATTTAGATAATCAGTATCTAGTTTGTAATAATATTTTAGAGTAGTATTGTTATTTTTTAGGTTATGATTTTAGATATATATTAATTAAGGTATAATTGTTGATAGAGAATAAATCAAATTTAAAAGGATGCGATAATATGGACTTAAGAAAATTGCTTGAAGAAGTTAAAAATGAAAATATTGATATAGATTTTGCGTTAGAAAAGTTAAAAGATTTACCTTATGAAGACCTTGGATATGCAAATATAGACCATCATAGAGAATTAAGAAATGGGTATCCGGAAGTTATTTATTGTGAAGGTAAGAGTGATGAGCATATTTTAGGGATTATTGATAAAATGAATCAAAAAAGTTCTAACATATTGGGGACAAGGTGCAGAAAAGAAACTTTTCTGAAAATTAAAGAAATCTATAATCATGCTGAGTACGAAGAGGCGTCTAAAATTCTTAAGATTCAAAATCATGATATAGAGAATATAGGAAAAGGTAAAATTGTGATTGCTACAGGGGGAACTTCTGATATACCAGTAGCAGACGAAGCTTATCATACAGCTAAGTTTTTAGGTAATGATGTTGATAGAATATATGATGTTGGAGTGGCAGGTATACATAGGCTTTTAAATAAAAGACATAAAATAGATAGTGCTAGAGTAATAGTAGCCGTTGCAGGTATGGAAGGTGCTCTTGCAAGTGTAATTGGTGGACTGGTTGATGTTCCAGTAATAGCTGTTCCAACTTCTGTTGGATATGGAGCAAATTTTGGAGGATTAGCAGCATTACTAGCTATGTTAAATAGCTGTGCATCTGGAATATCTGTTGTAAATATTGATAATGGATTTGGAGCAGGATATTTAGCATCAATGATAAATAAACTGTAAATACATTGATATAAATTAAACAAAACTATATAATAAAATTTAATTTCTATTATATTTTTACTATTAAAATTGAGGAGACATATATGAGTGAAAAAATACTTTATTTTGATATAATAAGCGGTATATCAGGGGATATGACCCTTGCAAGTTTATTAAATTTAGGTGTGCCTAAGGAAATTTTTTTGGAGGAAATTCATAAACTAAGAATGAGCGATGAATTTAATATAAACATCAGCTCGAAAACTGAAAATGGAATAGTAGGTACAAAAGTAGAAGTAATTACAAAAGAAAAACATACACATAGAAATTTAGTGGATATATTTGAGGTTATAGATAAAAGCACTCTAAACGAAAATGTAAAATCTAAAGCAAAAAAAATATTTATGGTAATTGGAGAAGCAGAAGCAAAAGTTCATGGAACTACAATAGACAAGATACATTTTCATGAGGTAGGGGCTATAGATTCAATTGTAGATATAGTAGGAGCTTCTATATTAGTTGACTTACTTTGTGTAGATAAAGTTTGTGCTAGTACAGTGTCTGTTGGTTCAGGATTTGTAAAATGTGAACATGGAATTATACCTATACCTGCACCTGCAACTATAGAAATTTTAAAAGGTGTGCCAATTAAATTAAATAATGTAAATGGAGAATGTACAACTCCAACAGGAGCTGCAATCATAAAAGTCTTGTGTGATGAGTTTGTAGATGAGCTTGAATTTTCTCCAAAGCAAATTGGATATGGTATAGGTCATAAGAAGTTTGAAGTACCAAATATACTCAGAACTGTATTAGGTGAAAAAAAAAAGAAGAATTAATTTATGAAATTAGTGCAAACATTGATGATATGTCTTCAGAAATCTATTCTTATTTGTATGAAAAAATATTAGATGAGAAAGCATTAGATATTTATACAGAGAGCATTTATATGAAGAAGAATAGACCAGCAACAAAAGTATCAATTTTATGTAATGAATCAGATTTAGAAAAATTTATTAAAATATTACTTTTAGAAACTAGTACTTTTGGAGTGAGATATAATGCATATAATAGAGAAATTCTAGAGAGAAAATTTGTAAAATTAGATACAAAATATGGAGTGGTTACAGTAAAACTAGGGTATTATAAAGGAAAACTAGTCAAGGCTACTCCAGAATATAATGAATGTAAAACTATAGCAAAAAATGAAGATATTCCTATAAAAAAAGTGTTTGCTGATATAAATTTTAGAATAAAAGAAGAATTTAGTGAAAACTTATTGACATAAGTAATAAATTTTGATAAATTAATATTCAGCCTTATTAAATAAAAGTAAACAGAAAAAAATATATAAAATATAAACTCACTCGTATATGCTCAGAAATATGGTCTGAGAGTCTCTACCAAGATACCGTAAATATCTTGACTATGAGTGAAATTATTATACCAAAAGACCTAGTTAAGTAAATGTGTAGGCTGAGTTAAACTCCCTATGTGTTGGCTATAAGATAAAGGTATTTTGGAAGCCTGTATAGTAATTTCACTTTTGCTAGAAATTATGGAAGTTACTATACAGGTTTTTTGTGTAAAAAGATTTAATATAATTTAGACTGTATTGTGTTAAAATAAATATATAAAAACTATATTATACAAGGAGAGATGTAAATTTATGAAACATGAATTAGTACTTGTAATAGATTTTGGAGGACAATATAATCAGTTGATAGCTAGAAGAGTTAGAGAAAACAACGTATATTGTGAAATACTTCCATGTACTGCAAGCATAGACAGAATAAAAGAAAAAAATCCTAAAGGGATAATATTTACAGGCGGTCCAAATAGTGCGTATTTAGAAGATTCTCCAACAATATCAAAAGAAATATTTGAACTAGGAGTACCAATACTTGGAATATGCTATGGTATTCAAATAATGTCTCATGTATTGGGTGGAGTTGTAAGAAAAGGTAATAAACAAGAAAAAGAATATGGAAAAACAGCTATAACTTATGGAAAATCATCATTATTTGAAGGAATAACTACAAATAGTGTATGGATGAGTCATACAGATTTAATAGAAAAAGTTCCAGAAGGATTTACTATAGTTGCAAATACTAATGATTGTCCAGTAGCAGCTATGGAAAATGTAGAACGAAACCTATATGGAGTTCAATTCCATCCAGAGGTAGAACACTGTTTGGAAGGGGACAAGATACTTACAAACTTCTTATATAATATTTGTAAAGTAAAAGGTGACTGGACTACAGATTCATTCATAGAAGATAAAATAAAAGAATTAAAAGAAAAAATAGGCGATAAAAAAGCTTTATGTGCTTTAAGTGGAGGAGTTGATTCTTCTGTTGCTGCAGTTCTTATTCATAAAGCAATTGGGGACAACTTAACTTGTATATTTGTTGACCATGGTTTACTTAGAAAAAATGAAGGAAATGATGTAGAAAGAATATTTAGAGAGAAATTTGATATAAATTTAATAAGAGTTAATGCAGAAGATAGATTCTTATCTAAATTAAAAGGAGTTTCTGAACCAGAAGCTAAGAGAAAAATAATAGGTGAAGAATTTATAAGAGTATTTGAAGAAGAATCAAATAAATTAGGAAAAATGGATTTCTTAGTACAAGGAACAATCTATCCAGATGTTATAGAAAGTGGACATGGAAATGCTGCTACTATAAAGTCTCATCATAATGTTGGTGGAATCCCAGAAGATGTAGACTTCCAAGAAATTGTAGAACCATTAAGAGAGTTATTTAAGGATGAAGTTAGAAAAATAGGATTAGAGCTTGGTATAGAAGAAGGATTAATATTTAGACATCCTTTCCCAGGACCAGGTCTAGGAATAAGAGTTATAGGTGATGTAACTAAAGAAAAATGTGATATATTAAGAGAAGCTGATGCTGTTTATATGGACGAGCTTAGAAAAGCAGGTTTATATAGAGAAATATGGCAAGCTTTTGCAACATTACCAGATGTTAAGACTGTTGGAGTTATGGGTGATGAAAGAACATATGCTTATTTAGTTGGTTTAAGAGCAGTTACTTCTTCTGATGGAATGACTTCTGACTGGTATAAGATGCCTTATGATGTATTAGAAAGAATTTCTAATAGAATAATAAATGAAGTTGATGGAGTAAATAGAGTAGTTTATGATATAACTTCTAAGCCTCCTGGAACTATTGAATGGGAATAGTAAATAAAAAAGTCGTAAGCCTTGTATTTTCAAGGTTTGCGACTTTTTAAAAAATCTTTGTGATACTAAAATGATACTATATATTTAAATTATCTAGTTTTTGGGCAACTTCAAGTTGCTTATTTGGGTATAAATGTGAATATGTATTCCAAGTTGTTTCTACTTTTTCATGCCCCAATCTTTCTGCTATAGTTAATATATTTACATCCATATTTACCAATAATGACGCATGAGAATGTCTCAAATCATGCACTCTAATTCTTTTTACATTAGATAACTTACAGCATCTATCTAGCTCTTTAGAAAGATAACTTTTAGCAAATTTAAATATTCTTTCATTATCTTTTAAGTCATATAGCTTAGATAGATAATCTTTTATATTATTATATAAGAAATGTGGGATAGGGACAACACGTTTACTTTTAGGAGTTTTAGGAGAAGAAACAATATCCTCTCCATTTAGTCTTATGTAGCTTTTTTCGACGCTTATTTTATTTTCGAAAATATCTTTTGGAGTAAGAGCTAACAACTCCCCTAGTCTAAGACCTGTCCAAAATAAAATTTCAAATGCTAGTCTAGGTTCTGATTTCTTTTCAAATTCAATAAATTTTTTAAACTCTTCTAATGTCCAAAAGTTCATTTCATCTGCGTTTTTTTTACCGATAGAACCTGCCAAATGAGCAGGATTAGAAGGCAAGTTATAATATTTAACTGCATAATTTAATACAGCAACAAGCTGGTTGTTTATCGTTTTAATATATGTTTGGCTATAATCACTTTTTAATAATTCGTTTTGCCATCTTCTTATATGTGTTGCAGTAATTTCATTTATTTTTAGACTTTTAAAAAAAGGTAAAATTCTAAAGTTTATTAAATACTTTTTAGTTTCTAATGTAGATAATTTTAATCTAGAAGACATATCGTGCATGTATTCTTCTATGAGACTTTCAAAACTCATATCAGTACTCATTTTAGATTTATTCAAAAATTCTCTTTCAAACTCTAGAGCTTCTTTTTTAGTTTTAAAACCTCTCTTAATTTTCTTTTTCCTATCCCCATCGAAGTCTGTAAAATAAAAGCTAGCATACCAACTTTTTCTTTGTTCGTCTTTGTAAGCAGGCATTTTAGACACCCCCAATTATGTCATTTTAATATTACAATAATTATAACATGTTAGATATGCTATCTAAATAATTGTTTTATTTTCCTCTTCTTTTTATTTCTTGAAGCTTGTAATATTTACACAGTTCTAAGAAGTCTTCTTCTAGTGCTATAGATAAGTCTAATATCGTAGATATACCTATATCTTTGTACTCTTGATTTTCTAGTTTTGATATATAACTTCTGTTACGTCTCATTTTTTCTGCTAATTCTAGTTGTGTCATTCTTTTCTTTTTTCTTAATTTTTTCAACATTTATTAAAATCCACCTTTTAATTATTTTTATGACATTTTTATAATTAATAGTTTGTGTAATTTCTTGTAAAAAATGTTCCTCATTAGAACATTTTTTGGTGGAAAAATGTGTTAAAATGTAAGTAAGAAAAGCACTTTCAAAGCACTATAAAAATAGTGCTGAAATAGATAAACAAATAAAAGTAATAAGGAGGAAAGATAGATTCTAGAGGGAAATCATTATCATTTTTAAGAACGTATGTTCAGTTGGTGGGATAGAAAAATACTTTACAGGGGATGGTTTATTTGAATGAGAATGAAAATATGAGTTTATATGTCAGTAAGTTAAAAGAAGTATTGAAAAATAATTCAGAAGAGTATAAAAAAATAAGAGCTAAAATAAATGAAATTTATAATCTAAATGAAAAGAAAGAATAAAAGGGCTTTAGCTCTTTTATTCTTTCTTAGTATTAACTGCTTTATAATAAGCATTATCTATCATTTTTTTTATTGCATTTTTATCATCTGAATCTAAAGATGCTAATCTATTTATTAGTTCGTTAACTTCATTATCTTCTTTTGAGTTAACTTTTTTTAATAATTCATCATCTTGTTGAGTGTTAGGTTGTATTTTGCCTAATTTAGTTAATAGCTCCTTTAAAGTTAAATTTAATCCAAAACTCATTTTTTCAAGCATATCTAAAGTAGGTTCAACAGCTTTACCATTCCTTGGGTCTCTGTTTTTTTCTATCTTATCTATATATGTATGGCTCACACCACAAAGATTAGAAAATTCTCTAAGAGATAAGTTATGTTCACTTCTATATTCTTTAATAATTTCTGCTAATGTTTGCATAATTTCACACCTCACCTAAATAATAGTTGACTTAATTATATCAGAAAAATGTAAACTATTGTTAACAAAAATAAAAATTTAGTAAAAAATAATTGACAAGAGTAAAAAAAAGACGTATACTATGATTAACAAAAAGGTTATAAATAAAGTTAGGAGGGATTAATATAAAAAATAATTTACAATATATTAGAAAAGAATCTAGAATATCACAAAAAAAATTCGCTGATAAGATAGGTATATCAAGACCGTATTTATCTAGAATAGAAAACGGTAAGGTTAATCCGAGTTTAGAAATAGCGCATAAAATCTCGCTCGAAACAGGGAAAACAATAAATGAAATTTTTTTTGATTTTACTGTAAATCATAGTAAACTATAAGGTTTTAATTGTACCTTGAAAACTAAATATAAAATATTTTAAAGGAGCAAGTATATGAAAAATAAAGAAAAAGAAATAATCATTAGAGGAATTTTAATAGGAATTTTTTATTTTTTAGGAATTGTATTTAGTAATACTTTTTTTAAATAATAAATAGAAGGGGTAGGTGAAATACCAACTCCCCAAATCAAAATAACACTTTGGAAGTTAAATATAGAATATTCAAAAGAGGTGATTAGATGGAAATAGAGCAAACAACAATACGCCTGCTAAAAAGCAGACGAAAGTTGAATATTAATTTCTATTTTGGTTAGGCGAAAGACCTAACAAAAAATCTGTAGATACATTAAGTTTGTTAGAAATTAATATTAAAGTTTCTATATTTGGCTCTCTTGAACCCGATTCATAATATTGATATGCACGTTCTGAGATACCAAACAAACTAGCAAATTGCTTTTGAGTCATATTCATTTGCTTTCTTACTAGCTTAATATTATCTTTGAATTTAGTCATAACTACACGCTCCAATAAAAAAATAAATAAATTTCTTGACACGAACAATATTAGCGTGTAATATATAAAACATAGCACGAACAATATTGGCGTGTTAAATAAAAAGGAGAGGGTGAAAATAAATAACAATTTAAAACTACAACGTGAAAAAGTTGGCTTAACGCAATTAGAGGTTGCTCAAAAAGCCAAAATAACAGAGAGAAGCTATCAATATTATGAAGCTGGCGAACGTCTCCCAAACATTCGTACAGCTTTAAAGATAGCTAGAATTTTAAATACTAATTGTGAAAAACTCTTTAATGAATAATAGCATAAAAGGACTCAGATTACAAGAAGGGAGCTTTAGATATGAATAATTTGCAACTTAACAATAAAAATACAATAACAACATTAGAAATTGCTGATATGTTAGAAATTAACCATTGGGAAGTATTGAGAAAATTAGAAGGCACAGAAAAAACAAAAGGAATTATTGATATTCTTAACGACAACAATTTTGTTGTGGTTGATTACTTTATAAAATCAGCTTATTTAGATTTAAAAAATGAAAATAGAAAATGTTACAATGTAACGAAATTAGGCTGTGACTTTTTAGCAAATAAATTTACTGGAGAAAAAGGAATTATTTTTACAGCTAGATATGTAAAAAGATTTAATAAAATGGAGCAAGAGTTAAAAGAACAACAACCTAAATTACCAACTACATATAAAGAAGCATTGCAACAGTTATTAATAGAAGTTGAAGAAAAAGAGCAATTACAATTAGAGAACCAGGCAATGAAACCAAAAGCAGATTACTTTGATGCTTTAGTAGAAAGAAACTTGTTAACTAATATAAGAGATACAGCAAAAGAACTTGGAGTTAAAGAAAAAGTATTTGTATCATGGTTAATAGAAAAGAAATATTGTTATAGAGATTCAAAAGATAAGTTACAACCATATGCAAATAGAATGCAATACTTCGAGAAAAAGGAATTTACAAATGAGTATGGTTATTCAGGTGTACAAACTTTGATTAACCCAAGAGGTAGGGAAGCTATCAGATTATTGCTTATAAAGGATGGATTAATTAAAGAAAAAGAAAAGGGATGCCAAATAACTTTATTAGGTTAGAACTTTGAAAACTAAATACAGAATATTTTGAAAGTAGGTGTATTGTATGGCAAAAGCAGTAGCTAAAGAACAATTGTTTTATAGGGCAAAAGATATAGCTAAATTTTTAGATATATGCGAAGCAACTGCATACAAAATAATTGCAGAATTAAATGAAGAATTAGAAAAAGAAGGTTTTAAGACTTTTTCTGGCAGGGTATCAGTTGCTTATTTTAAAGAAAGATATTGTTATAAGCCAAGAAAGGGGGTGATTTAGTTGAATGTAAAGGTACTAATAGCTTATATACAGTTTTGCAATGATAAGCAAATAAAAGCAAGTTTTGAAGGTCTTAGAAAATACAACAGAGATATAGAGTTAGTTAACTTATATTTACCAACACATTTAAAAATAAAGTAGGAGGTTTAATTGTATATGGTATTTAATTTAGAGGAGTTCAAAGTAGGAAATGCAGTAAGAATAAGTTGTGAAAGATTTGGTTTTGAAATTGATTGTATTGTAGTAGTAGCAACTGAGAAGGAACTAAATTTAGCTTACTTTGATAAAGAAAGAGGTTGTATGGAGTATCAAGCATTGATACCAGAAGACCTTAGATATGACGATTATATTCTTGAAAGATTAGGTTAGGGGGTGTATTTTAATGGAAACAGCTATATCTATTGCAAAAGGTCAAATAGAAGGAGCGAATGAGAGTATAAAGGAATTAAAATCAAAAGAAAATTACGATAAAGAAAGTTTAAGATGGTGGGAAGGTGTTAAGCAAGCTAGTGAAAATATACTAGAGTTTTTAGAAATAGAAAATAAGGCATAAGAAAAGAGCCATTACGATTGGCTCAATTCAAAAACATAATAAAATTTAATTAGCTATATTATAGCACAAGGGGGAACTAAAATGAAAGCAATTTTATTAAAAGGTTTAGAAATAGAAAATTTCAAAGGAATAAAAGAACTTCGCATAGATTTTAACAACATAACTAATATATTTGGAGAAAATGCAACAGGAAAAACAAGCATATTTGATGCTTTTACGTGGGTAATGTTTGACAAGGATAGTAAGAATAGAAGTGTATTCGAGATAAAGCCTTTAGATAAGCAAAATAAAGTCATTAGAGGGCTTGTAACAACTGTTACAGCAGTACTGGAAGTTAATAATAAAGAGATTAAATTAACTAAGAAATACGAAGAAAAATGGACTAGAAAAAGAGGGGAATCAGAAGCAACTTTTACTAAGAATGAAACAACATATATGATAAATGATACTCCTATTAAAAAATCTGAATATGTAAAAGAGATAGCTGAAATAGCTGACGAGGAACAGTTTAAATTACTTACTAATCCATACTTTTTTTCAAATGAGCTGAACTGGAAAAAGGCTAGAGAAGTAATTTTAGAGATATGTGGAGATATAACAATAGAACAGATTATAGAGTCAAATAAAGACTTAGTTTTACTTACTACAGAGTTTGAAAAGGAAAATAACATAGATAAGATTATTAAAAATAGAAAAGCTAGTAAAAATAACTTATCTAAGGAAAAAGAAGAAATACCAGTTCGTATAAACGAATGTAACAAAGGTATGTACAATATAGATTTTGAGGAAATAGAGGTTCAATTAAAAGCTAAGAAGTCTGATTTAGAAGCTATTGAGGATAATCTTTTAAATGGTACAAAGACAAATGAACAGATTTTAAAAGATAAAGAAAAGATATTTGAACTAAAGCAAGAGACACAAAGTATTAAACAATCAGCGAGTAAAAAAGGAAATAAGAAAAGGAATGAGCTGTTAAAAGAAAAGGATGAGTTGCAATATAATATTAAAAATTTAAGAAATAATCTTGTTTATTTAGAAAGGGATAGTGAGTTAAAAGAAACTTTGAGAAAAAGAGCGATTGAAAAAACAACAAATTTAAGAGATAAATGGACTAAAAAGAGTCAGGAAACATTAGATTTAAGCGTTATTCAGACTGAGTGTCCAACTTGCAAAAGACCTCTTGACTTAGAAGATATAGAAGAAAAGAAAAAGGAAATGTTAGATAATTTTAATCTAAATAAAGCTAAAGAACTAAAAGAAATAGTAGAACTAGGGAAATCTAAAAATGATGATGTAGAATTATTTAATACAGAAATTGAAAGATTAAAAGTAGATATAAATAAGACTTTAGAAGAGATACAAGAAAAAGCAGTATTATTAGATAAAATAAAAAAAGAATTAGAAAGTACAAAATCTACAGAGATATATTCAGCAGATGAGGAAAAAAGATTAACAGAAATTAGTGTAGAAATAAAAGAGCTAGAAGAAAAAATAAACAATAAAGATAATGATAAAAACATTGATGAACTAAAAGAAAGTAAGAAAAAACTAGCTGTTGAAATTGAGTTACTTAATAAAGAACTAGCTAAAAGAGATATTAACAAAGGACTATTAGATAGAAAAGAGCAGTTATTAGAAAAAGAAAAAGAGCTAGGTATAGAACTAGCTCATCAAGAAAAAATACTCAACTTATGCGAATTATTTATAAAAACTAAAGTTAGTTTATTAGAAAGTAATATAAGTAGTAAGTTTAAGAATGTAACATTTAAATTATTCAAAGAGCAAATAAATGGAGGTATTGAAGAAACTTGTGAGGCATTAGTGGATGGAGTACCATTTTCAAATGTTAATACAGCAGGACAAATAAATGGAGGACTAGATATAATAAATACTTTATCTAATCATTTTGGAGTTAAAATGCCAATATTTATTGATAACAGGGAGAGTGTGAATGATTTGATTGATATTGATAGTCAAGTGATAAATTTGATTGTAAGTAATGATAATCCATTAAAAATAAAAGGAGTGAATTAATATGGCAAATGAAATACAAAGACAAGTAAGCGTTAAAAATCTATTATCTACAGAAGCGTATAAGAAAAGATTTAAAGAGGTATTAAAAGATAAGGCTAATACATTTATGGCATCAGTGGTGAATGTATCTAACTTGCCAAGCCTAAAGGATGCCGAACCTAATTCGATTTTAAAATCTGCCATGGTTGCAGCAACATTAGATTTACCAATAGACCCAAATTTAGGCTTCTCTTATCTAGTACCTTTTGTAAACAAAGGAGTTAAAGAAGCGCAATTTCAAATAGGATACAAAGGGTTTATACAACTAGCTATGAGGACTGGACAGTATAAAACAATTAATGCAATAGAAATCTATGAGAATGAGATTAAAAGTGTTAACAGACTAACTGGAGAAATAGAATTTAATGAAAATAAAGACGAGATAGACAATGAGATAGTCGTTGGATATATAGCATATTTTAAACTGCTAAATGGGTTTGAAAAAACTTTATATATGAGTAAAGAAGATATGGAAAAGTATGCTAAAAGATATAGCCAGACATACAAAAGCAATAAGGATTATGTTGTAAAATCAAGTCTTTGGACAACTGATTTTGATGCTATGGCAGTTAAAACGGTACTTAAAAGGTTGTTATCTAAATACGGGATATTAAGTATAGAAATGCAGAAAGCTTTAGAGACTGACCAAGCAGTTATAAAGGATGATAATTCAGTTGAATATGTAGACAGACAAGTAGAAGAAGAAATAGAAGAAAATGCTAATAAAAAGACTATAGATATGACAACAGAAGAAAAGGAAAAAGCTATTGAAATTAAAGAATCTAAGCCCGAAGAAGCAACCCAAGTTGAATTGGATACACCACCATTTTAAGGATGAAAATCAAAGTATTAGGGAGCAGTAGCAGAGGTAATTGCTACTTGCTCCAACTGAAAAATGAGACATTAATTTTAGAATGTGGAGTCAGTTACAAAGAGATACTAAAAGGCTTAGATTTTAATCTAAAAAGTGTTGTGGGGTGTTTGGTCACACATGAACATAAAGACCATTCAAAATCGCTTGTAGAGCTTACAAATAATGGAATAGATGTATATTCTAGCAAAGGTACATTAGAAGCTTTTAAAATAGAAAATCATAGAACTAAAATTATAAAAAGTGAAGAATTATTCAATATAGGTAACTTTAAGATAATGCCTTTCTCAACTAAACATGATGCAGTAGAGCCACTTGGATTTTTAATAAATCATAGTAGTTTTGGAAACTTATTGTTTATTACAGATACTTACTATTGTGAATACAACTTTAATAATCTAAATCACATCATGATTGAGTGTAACTATAGTAAGGATTTATTAGATAGTAACAAAAATAAGATTTATCTTAGAAATAGAATTGTTAAGTCGCATTTTGAATTAAGTAATGTAATTAATTTTTTAAGAGCTAATGATTTAAGTGATATAAAAACAATAACTTTGTTACATTTAAGTGAAGATAACAGCGATAAGAATTTATTTATAAGAGAGATAGAAAAAAT